AGGGCCTGAGCTTGTTCCCCCTGTACGGGATAGAGGACGACCTTGTGGTCGTAAGCGCGAATAATCAATTCCAATTCCACCTCCTGTAGTAAGACAGTTCATACTACGCCAAGCTACATTGGCCCACTCTTCTCTTGTATCTTCCTCTGCTCTTAGTAGATAACAATTATTTAGAAAGTGAGCTTGGCGGCCAGCATAATAGAGATACCTACCACCAGCTATAAATTTCATATCTTTCATGTATTCAATTAATTGATCTTTATCTTCCTTACCAAGAAGATTAGGCTCCGTTCCCCATCGAGTACCACAAACATCTTCTACTAGCCGTTCACAAAGAGCACTCCAATTGTCATTCTGTCCTTGGGAATATTTTTGTTTGAAGATACTTTCTGCAAAGGAAGTTTTAAAATAATTTTTATACATTAGAATTTCTATTTAAGTAATTTAATACCAATTGAGCGTCGTCCTTTTTAAGAATTAGTTTATCAATAATACGTTCAATAAATATCCTTCCTTCATCACGATTCCAGTACAATTTATAGGCATTCTTTGTTGCTTTATGTTGCCCAATTTTAAGGTGTTGGTATAACTGGCCCCCATATTCTTTTTGTATTTCTTTCAATAATAGTAAACCATCATCACCACTTTGAGACAACATAATAGAATGGTGTCCGTATATTTTTCCATTCGGATGATATTGTTTTGTTATTTTAAAACAACCTTCTCCATCAAAGAATCCTGCTACGTATTCATCTGTTAGTTTTGTTACCATAAGATTTGATTTCTTTCAGTTGATCTTCTTCAAGTTGTTTCCTAAGACGAAAGGATTTCTTTCCTTTTTTATTTTCTTCTTTAGGGACAGTCTTCTTCGTCTTCCAGATCATCTTCTTCCGCTTCATTCTCATACCAAAATTCAAACCTATCATCAAACCTATCAATCAAATCTTCAGATGTGATGTTAAGCATATCAATTAATTCTGGTTGTTCATGTTCTTTATACTCTTCAATGTAATCTTGTAAAGATCTCACGTTGCAGTTCCTTGTTTCTTATCATAGCTACGTAGAGCACCAAGACCAAGGATACCCATGAGAATTTGTATAGTTAGGTTGGTATCTATCACAGGGAAAGCACCTGTATAACCAAAGCCTACTTGGGAAATAAACCGTAATACAGGCTCAAATACAGAAGAGTAACCAAGAGCAATGGCACCAATCCAACCAACTGAAGGACGCCATCCTGATACAAAAATTGAAGTACTTTGTGCTTCATTTGCATTGACCTCTATTTGAGAAAGTTGTAGTTTAATATCATTAGCAAGACAGAACTTTTGGAATTCAATATCCAACTCTTTTGCTTTTAGCAATTGTTCTGCTGTCATACCACTAAGAGTCTGCTTGATAGAATCTACAGTCTTCTCTGATGCTCCAAACTTCCCCGCTAACCATTCAATACCGCTACCTACAAGACCACCAGCAGGGCCACCAAGGAACGAACCTATTGCTGGTAATACCTCAATCCAACTTGCCATCTATAACCTCGTCTCTTTCTCCACCAATGTGGCGCACATACCAGAGTGTCTCATCTACAGCACAATCACCACACTTACAAGATACAAATTCTCCTGGATATGTAGAACTAAATAGCCCTTCACATTTCTTACATTGATATGTATGCGGTTGGAACAACTTGTTCATTCTTTTTATTTTCTAGTTCAATAAGTAATTCTAAACAATGAATGGCTTTTTGTAAATCCAAGATACCATTTTTATTTCTCCATCTTGTTACATATTTTATCACATTCCCCTCAATAAAGGGAATCTTATTTACAAAGTTATATTCAGCAGGTTGGATGGGGTAATTAACGTAGTGATCTCCACCAATCTGATGACTAAGAGCACTATTCATTATAGAAGTGCCTCTCTGTTATGTAACCGTCGTTCAAATCGTCTAAGGAGGTAGTCCAAGGTAATACTGTGGCATTGGAAGGCACCGTCATCAACTTCGTAAAGCATGTGAATTCCTCTAAAGTGATTGTTTCCCTGCGGCCCAAGATAGTCTTCATCGTGTAGATAACAGCATCCAGCAAAGAGTCCAGTAATGCATTTACCGTCTGCCCTATACTCATTGTAAATCTCCATCTTTTGATTGTGACCTTGGATACAAGAGATGTGCTTCTTGGTTACCAATGCCCTTGCAGATGTTACTGGCCTACCCATAACCCCTGTAGTAAAGTAATGGCTATAAGCAATACCATCTACCATCACTACTTCAAGGAAAGGATAGACACTCCATCCATACTTAGCGTAGTTTAGATCACTAAGATCAATTGTACCATCCAACTTAGGATCATTCTCTGTAGCTCTCGTGATACGATTTTCATGATTACCTAGAGTGAGTATCATCTGTGGGTGATATTGTTTCTTCTTGTTTCTAGAAGCATGGAGATTATATTCTCCAAGAGGGCCAAGGAGAGTCTTCATTGCATAGTTGGATGCTTCTACGTCATCCTTATATCTCCGCCCTTCAAAGGATTTCTTACCCACATCGTAACTACTAAGGGAAGGAAGATCAGCAAAGTCACCAAGACAAATTACAGTGTCTGGTTTCTTCTCTACCATATATTCCCCAATTACTTTTAGAAACTTAAAGTTTTGTCCTGGTTTGGATTGTACGTCGGGTATCACAAGATGGGTTGTCATTAAATGATTTCCAATTCGTGTAGTTTTTCTTCTACAATTTTCATTAGCTTCGCTTCTCTAAATCCAAAACTATCTGGGATATCAAGACTAATTGCGTAGTCAATATTATACTTCTTTTTTAAATGATCTGCAACAGATTGTTCTGCACAGATAATCTTATCTGCCCATTCAATTAGCACCTCATCAATCTGGATGAGAGCATAGTCATGGATACCTACAGCACGAGTGTTGAATCCGTGATTACTAAGGATGTAGGCAATGGTGGGGGAGCGTAGCAATCCTGCCGAGCATACACACAATACCTTTTCCATAGACCCTTGGAAGGGATTCTTACAATTCCAAAGAGCATTATTTCTCATTTAATTCTTTCTTGTTTTGTTGTTGTTAATGCACGTTCTATAGACCATCCTCTATATAATCTATATTGTAGTGTATTTGTTTTTATATTTATTCTACGTGCCCATTCACTAATAGAATGACATTGGTTATTAAACTCAATAAATATATTTGCAGATGTATTATTACCTTGTTCCCTATATGTTGCCCATCTACAATTATCTTTTGTATATCCAAATTGATAATTAATTCTATCTAAGGATTTTCCTATAGGTCTTTCTCCCATATCTTCTAAGAAGGAATAGAAATCATTCCTCCAAGAATCACAGACAGTTATACCATTACCACCATACCATTGATAGCCGGTGGCTTTTGGATTATAACAACGAGACAACATGTTACGCCAAGTACCCTCTTCTCGTGGATAAAGTAATCGTTTACTTGACACGTTTAATCCTTTCATTTTGACTCTTAATTTTGTGACAGGCCTTACATATGGCTTGCAAATTATCCTTAGAACAATACAACCTATCTATAAAGGTGTTCCAATCTATGAAACCTGTGACAGGATCTACAACAGGGGAGATGTGATCTACTTCAATATCTTTAGAAGTAAACTCACCTTTACAGATGTTGCAACTGTAATGTTTCGCTACTCTTCCTGTTTTAATGTTGATCTTCTGTCCTATACAAGCATCAGATAATGTTTCAAACTTAGGGGGCCAGCGCCTTGCGCCTGAGCGCAATACGCTGGTGATAAATCCCTTTAGTCTTCCTGCTGTCCATGTACTCAAGCATATTCCTTATCGGGATAAGCAGAGATATTAATCAAATCTATGGCAGTGTCTCTATCTCCATATGTTCCATCAATAGACCACTGACAAGGATAATAAATATCTTCCGAGCTTTCATAATATGCGCCATTTATGTAACGACCATCGAAAATTTCATAGAACTTAACTTCTGATCCACCTCTTGTTTCAATGGGTCTGGTAAAATCAAGTGTTTGCTTCTGTGACCCCATGTTTCCTCCTCATTTTGCATGATCCACAAACACTGAGCATTCATAAAGAATCGTTGTGCATCTTCATTGTATAAATCAAAGACAATATCTAACAATTCTTGTTCTGTTTCAATATTATCTAGCAACTTAGCAGCCTTAACTTTACCAATCTTTTCTACTCCACGGATGTTGTCAGAAATATCTCCAATCAACATCTGTTTGTAAAAGGTCTTGATTCCTTCAAAGGGTGCTGTGTATGTCTTATTATTGTGCAACCAATTATAATGCCAACCTGGTATCATCAACAAATCTTTGTCCAAACTTGCAATCATTGTAGAATCGCAACTGTTTTGTTGACTCCAAAGTGTTTGAACAATACCGAGGAGATCATCTGCTTCACATCCATCCGATACAACAGCATGCCACTCTTCAACTAAAAATCTACGACATTGCTGCAACCAACGTGGGGGTTCTTTATCCTTTCTGTTAGCTTTATATTCAGGATTTGCAACTTTTCTGAAATTGTTATGTCCAGTTAAATAAGTAGTGTAACATTCACTTTCTGTGTTATGTAACAATTCTTGCATTAGCCTGTCACAACGGAGAATAGCAATCTCTTCTTCTCCGTGTGGCTCGACAGATGCAGCACACCTATATGTTATGAGATCCCCATCTATCAAAAGATGCATTTATTTATATCCTTTCCCTCTTCGGGCAGCATTACTGGATATTTTGCACATATTATGTACGCCATTCCAAGCATTTTTGTTTCGAGGAAATTCTTCTTTTACATGATACTCTTTACAACTAGTACAGTAATGATATATATCAGGATTATAACCATCGTCTATACTTCTTTGTCTTGCATGTATAAGTTGATGGTAGGTATTAGTACAAACGACAAAATTCTGTCGTCTGTTATCTAATTTATTTCCATTAACATGATGAACATGTTCTGTGGATTTTAATGCTCTACCTAAAATCTTTTCTACAATACGTCTATGTACTAATTGATCCTTTTGGTTTCCAATAGAACATTTGGCATGACCTGACGAACCTATCCAAGTATGTCCAATATGTTCCACTAAGTCCGCATCAACAAGTAAATGCATTAGACTGGAATATCATCTTCAACATTTCCCCAATCGGGAATCAATTCTTTCTGAAATACCCAATCAGTGTATGTTTGAGCAAGTTCCATTACCCTGGCTGGTGTCTTCTCATCTCCAAGTGTATTGATAGCAGCAGTTAGTGACGACTGCCGAACGATCAGCGCCTGCCGCGCTGCCCGTTCGTCGGCTGTTTCATACGTACTCTTGGGTGTAGCGAAAGACTTATTTGCTACAGGGGAAGTAGATGCAACAGGGATATCAGTAGCAGCAGATACAGCAGTCCAGTCCCAATATCCAGACTCTTCGTTCTTTTCGGATGTGATTGTGAATGTGGTTCCATTAGTAGCAGATGAGAGTGTATCGAACACAGCTTTGTTGGTGAAAGACATAATCTTTTTACCCTCAATTTTACCTGTGTTTTCATTTTTGTATGCTACATCCAACATAATATAAGAACCCTTTTTAGTTGGTTTAGTAGTAGCTTGTACATTAATTACCGTGATGTTAAACTGCATGTTTACTTCTCCTTTAAAACAACATTATAACAATTGTTTAACCAAATGTCAAACAATTTCTGTTAAATCTTTCATGTTAGGGCCACTACTTACTTCACACAAGAGAGGTAGTGTCCAATTTACATTAAACATTTTAGAGATAGCATTGGGTAAATCTCTGAAGGTGTCATGGAACATTTGTGCTACAGGTTTTACATTCTTTTCTGGTGTATCTAGTACGATTGAGTCATGTACAGTTGATATGAGTTCTCCTTGTAATCCTGAATTATACCAGCGATTTGCGAACGATACTCTGGCGACTGCCATAACATCTGCTCCACATCCTTGGTTGATGTGGTTGGTGATGTCTGGGATGTTCCACTCACCTCTGATAGGTTCATGCTGATGAACTCTTCCAAAAGGACTGATAGTTTGTCCTGTTGTTGTAGCCTCTTGTATAAGTTTGATGTGACATTGATTGAGTCCATAATATTTCTCAAAGAAATTATCTATTACTTGTTGCCAGTATTTAACACTTTTTGAGACTTTGCTAAAGTCTGGGTCATGGGCATATGCGTACGCAGGCCCACGATAAATAGCTCTAAATAAAAATATCTTCGCAATGAGTCTAGAGATGAGTTTAAAATCGCTTTGATTTTTTGTATGTATGTCATTTAGTTTTGGATCCTTTACAAAGTTTAACCATTCTTCAATACCATTCTTGTCCTGACTAATGAACAAGTAGGTGATCCATTCCAGGGATTTGGCATCCGCATTAACTATCGTGATATTTACTCCTAATGAATTCAAAATCTACAGGGGTAAAGTCAATTTGTTCTACACTTAGATTCATATATCTATCGTCATCTAGGCTATTCGAGTGCAGATGTCCATGTAGATTTGCTCTCCATCTAGCAAGGCTTTCAGGATGGATAGGAATGTGTGTCAAGATAAACTTATCTAGGGTATGACTACCACGAACATCTTTAAAATGTTGTGCATACTGGGACAACTTGAAATTATCATGATTGCCCTTGATAAGTACCTTAGTTCCATTAAGTCTTGCTAGGGTTTCTGACAATTTTGCCCAACTTTTGAAACCTATATCTCCTAGATGATACACCTTATCGTTAGGACTCACAGTGTTATTCCAATTCTGGATAAGAGTCTCATCGTGTTCTAGGATAGAGGTAAAAGGACGAAGAGGATTACCTTCATTGGTTTTAAATGTGAGGATGTTTGCATGTCCAAAGTGCGTATCCCCAATTAGAAATGTTTTACTCATAACGTGTAATGCAAAATTTCTTGCAGCCTCCTGGCATGTTCTGTTGATTTGGTTTTGTTGCTGTTAGTCGGGAGCTTTTTGCAACACATTGGTTAAGTTGTCCATGAACAATTGAATCTTTCCAGCAATGGGATTCAATAAGCTTTGGAATTCCGTTATAATAAGTTCCTTGGAGCTTTGCGATGCCTCTCCTAGTAAGTATGTTATCAATAATCTTCTTGACTCGTCCAGTTGATTCCAAGTTTCGCAAGACATCTTCGCTTGTTCCATAATAGCCTTCCTTTGCTAATGCTGTTTTCTTGTCAGGCTCTATGAGCCTTGGCATTACATATTCTTTTGGGAACTTTCTGAGCTTGACTTCTCCGGCTCTTGTTCCGGTTTTGTAGGTTCCAATTGGGACATACACTTCATCGGTAATAGTACCACCATAAAGCATACAACTAATATGATCAGGAGAAGCCAGGTTAATGGGAATATCAGGAAACTCATTAAGAATACTCCTATCCAGGGCAAGGCACTCCTCCGTAAGAAGTTTGGACGCATTTGCTGCCCCTTGTTGATCGAATTTGTATCCATTGTATTCCATTGCTTGTAAGACAAGTAAGTCATAACATTGCAGTCTAAAAAGATTATATTTTCCTGCATGTTCTGGTTTCTTAAACTCCGCTTTCTGTGCTTCATACAAAGCAAAGGTAAGAGAGATGTCTTGTTTCAGATATTCCGCTAGTTCTTCATGCGGAATACAATCTGTATCAATTCCATTGTCCCAATATTTAGATTTGATTACATCAATCTTATGTCCTAGCTCACGTTTAGAACAACTTTCTTCTAAGGAAGGATACTTCCATGTTTGATTTGACAGTATAAATTCTGCCAGTTGGCAGTCCCACACTGGTAACCGAATAGGTATGGTAACACCAATATTCCTAAGCCAATGCAAATCAAACTTAAAGTTAAATCCAATAACAAGGGATGCTCCTGCCAGAAGTTGTGTAATAGACTGATTTTTATCATTATCAAAATAAACACAGGAACTAGTAGTACCCCACCC